CGGGCGCAACCCGCACGAGCTAGGAGCCCTTACAACAGCGGCGAACATCTGGTATGTTAATTCTTCGCATTTTCTTCTCCTGAAAGTTGAATGTTGAGCCCACGATCTCCAAAGATCATATTAAAAACATAAGATGTTCCCGAACTTAAACAGCCCAAGATAAAATAGTTAGCGACAGTGTGTTCATATGTAAATAGTTCCGTCCATCCGTTTATGCCACACAAAAAAACTCCAACCCAGAAGCCCACACACATTGGGCAATGGAAGAAGTGATGTTTGGGACGGATCTTGCTAAAGATGGTGCCGAAGCATAGTAGTTGTGTCATCCCGTATGCGGCGAGCACAAATGTTAAAAGTTCCAACTTAACCTCTATTCGTAAGTGTAGCTTTGCCAGTAAGGGCCAAAGTTATAACCAGGACGTAATGCGCCTTTTGTTTCTTCATGTGGCACTTCACCTAGTTCTGTCGATGCTTCTTCGTCCGGATCTGTGAATCGATCAACCGTCAACTCTCCAAACTTTTCAGCAAACTCAAAATAAGGTCGCTCTTCGTCGATCCACTTTGAAACATTGATTAATGCCATTCGAAAAGAATCTCTGTCGACAGCAGGTAGAATTACGCCCTCCATAGAGCCATATACATTTCCAGCTTGGACAGTAGAACGGTCGACTATACCTTTTCTTGACAAAAAGTGGAATAATCTATCTTGCGCTCCATATACCATGTCGCTCATTATCTCTTTCGAAAAAGCAACTATTTTGCTTGTTGTAGGAGACATCACAATATCAACGTCTGCATGATCAAACACCATGATATCACCGTTCATAGCTCGGCGCATCTTTAGCTTTACATTAGTGACAACTGGTGAGCCGTCCTTAGTAGCTTGTTGTTCTTTTGCTCCACCTACAGACACTTTTATTGTCATGATAATACCTCGGAAGCCAAACTTTGTATTTTAAGCACTCCCTTTACCATGTTTTCATCAATCTTAGTTTTTTTAAATTCTTCAAGCTTCTCTAAAACTAGTTTGGTCTTGTCTCTCATGTCATCGTCAATATTAGAATTATCTTCTTTAAGAGTAGAAGATATGCTATTCTTTAGGCGGCCGACTTCTTCGCTCAAAAACATTTTAAACTCAACACCGTTATCTGTGAAAGATGTTAAAAAATGATTCAATAGCTGCTTTTGCTCTGGCAGCAGTTCTTTGTCGTACTTTTCGTTAAACTTTTTAACAAATGTCTTGTAAACTAAGCCATCGATGTGTGGCATGTTTTTTGATTTTGCAGGGGCACCTTCTTTCATCACCATAGCGCCAAGAAGTTTTCTCTCAAGAAGAACCCTTTCTTTAGTGTTAACATCGGAACCGAAGACCTGTGCTATCGTTGCTAAATTTTTATAATTAGGGACGAAGTTAGAAAACACTTCTGACGTTAAATTCTTGTTAATAACGTTAATCATTTTTGTTTGGCTTTTGAATATATCATCTGAATTCAGCTTATGATGATCTGTTCGCGCTTCTTTTATTAATCTTTCGGCGGTATAAACATCTAAATTTTTTGTTTCTTCCAATGCCTTATATAATTGTAGTTCTTTTCCCAGTATACTATTGGGGGCAAAATGTTCCTTCATGATTTTAATAATTAAATTTTTTCTATTTTCATCTTTCTTGACAACGGCCTTGGCGACTTCTCTAACCAGAGCCTCATAGACAAATGCTGTATTTCTTTTTTTATTATGTTTAAGCTTCATTTTTATTTTGCTCCAAATTCTCTAAGCTCTTAACCAATCTTCTGACCTCATGGTTCTTTTCAAAAAGCTTTTTCTCTTCGAGTAATTCCTTACCTTCATAAATAGTTTGCTGCTCTGCTAAGTGCCCTTTGGCGAGAGAATCAAGTCCACCATAGCCAACTTTACCTTGCCAAATCGAGCGAGAAGTTCCAACTTCCGGCCCCATTGCTGCCCTGTAGCTCTTCCCTCTGCCAGCATCTCTCCTGCCATCAACTTTTTTTGGATAATATACCTTGCCTTTCGATCCCTTAGTAACATGTCCCTCTCGGCGGCCTGGTGGTGGGGCTTCGCCAGGCGAGGCGAGCAATACATCTTCCTCTCCACCTTCTTCTGGCGGCGCTTCTCCGGCACCTTCTTCTGGTGCTGCTGCTTCACCTCCTTCTTCTGGTGCTCCTCCGCCCATCAATCCGGCTAGGCCGGCCATGTCTCCGCCTCCGCCTTCTCCGCCCATTTCGGCGCCCATGGTATCACCACCAGCAGCTGCTCCCGCTGCGGCTTCTGCTGCGGCTTCTGCGGTTGCTTGAAGGGTTGCGTCAAACTTGCGATCATAGAATAGTTCGCGTTGGTTGCGAATGAATTCTTCTTCTGAAACGTTAAATAAGTGCTGTGCAACCCACCGACGAGAAAAGTATCCTTCAATGGCTGCCGAGCCGGCAACATCAAACTTTGCTTTCCAATGCTCAAGATCTTGCAGTTCGGCAAGCTTTGATGGATTAGCGAGCGAAAGCTCGAAAGAAACCAAGTCATCGCTGCGGAAACCCAATGTGTAAAGATGTATAATGCCTATCTTTTCTAGTTCTGATATAATGGCGCGCTGCAATCTTTGAATAGTGCGAGCAAAACGAATGTCTTTCTGGGCGAGAGTTGTCTTGTCTTCTTCTGCACCCTCTGCGTTAGTAAGATAAGATGCTGGGACTTTAAGCGCTGAAAATAGTTTATCTCTCAAGTATTTTACATCATCAATATCACTAGCATTTGTACCGCCAGAGATAGGAACAATATCTGTTTGAGATCCACCTCGGACGGGAATAAAGTAATCCTCCTCAATAGAAAGAGGGTTATAACGTAAATCAACTCGGCCTGTATCTGCATCGACAACTTGATTTCTTTTCATCTGAGTCATGACTTTCTGCATGTATTGTTCGACTTCATTGGCAGGAATGTTACCCACATCGATTTTAAACATTCTGCGATCTGGTGCCCTAACAATACGATATGCCATCATCGCATCTTCAAGAAGAACTAGTTGGCGCCAGATGCGTCGGGCTGCTTCAAGGACTGATGTTCCATAAGGTGCATATTTATCGTTACCAAGTATGCGAAAGTGGCCAATCTGCCAGTTTTCCAAAGTTAATCCGGCAGAGTTCCATTGAAATTGTACATATTCTGGGTTTGTTTTGTCCTCTCCCTCCATCCTTTCAACTTCATTTGAGGGCATGCCTATGCAGCTACGGATTCCATATTTATCATCTATGTCGAGATAAAGAAAAAAGTCGCCATACTTACACATTGTACGGGCCCAACCAAACAAGTTATGTTCTATATTCATTACATCATGATATAATGTATCTAATACGGCCTTTATTTCTTCATTGTGGCACTTAATAGAAAGCATGGGCTCTAGCCCAGAATGCGCCGTCATCTCGTCAGCATAGATATCCAAAGCCGATGCAATTTCTGGCGTGTACTCCATCTGATCAAAATCAACATATCGTGTAGCTCGATTATGCTGATTCATCATTTGGGGTTGCATGTGATTAAAAGGAAGATGATTGCTTCTTTTGAACTGCTGGCCGCTGGCAGATTTAAAACGAGAAGCATATTTGTCAAGCTGATTTCTTCTTAGTCGGCGGCCTGTTTGAGTTCTCCGATTAACCATAGGCCCTGAAAAGATCTTGGTCAAACTCTTGAACAGATCAGATGCTGGGTTGTTGGGGTTTCTTCCGTATTGTCTTTTTGCCATCTTCTATTATCCTTTTAAAAGCCAAACAAATTCTTCTTGTTCTCGTCTTGCTTCATTCTTTAGATTATCCATTTTTGCTTTTTTACTATGCCCTGTCATGCCTGGAATTGTAGTGTGAAAACTTCTATTTGATGAAATCATTGCTCCCACCATTGCTTTGTTATATTCCGTATCTCTTTTATTAACCGTCAGCGCTGTGTCTCTCACCCAACACGCAATCGCAAGAGCCATAACTAAGTCGTCATTATACGACCTCATAGCTTGCGCCCTATTGTTGCTCCAGATGAAAGTTTTGAATTCGCCGATTATTCGTGAAGAATATAATGTAATTAGTTGGTTACGAATGAATTCTTCCATCTTCGCAATTATTAGGGGGCGAGTTTTTGAAGAGGTGGTGAATCCAGGAACGGAGTTACTTACTGACTGTGCTTGCGCCTCTGTTATGTATTCGTGTGTGCCCTTAATAGAGAAGTAAAGATTTGGGTACTCTCTATCTTGTAGTTTCTCTAATATAGAGATTCCTAAACTATTATTTTCGACTACAAGCATAGCTTCGCCGTACTCTTTACCGGTACTGTCTAGTATAGAAGCGAACTGCTCTAGGTTTGGCTTTCCCTGATACTCTCCAATAACTTCCATAGTTTCCAACTTTACAATGTGGAACACAGAATAGTCAGCGGCATCTCCTCGTGCAACATCTGCTACGAGAAGGTAAGTACAAGAAGCATCGTATTGCTCCCAGAGCCAAAGGTTTCTATCAAAGCCGACTCGGTACTTAGGTTCGCGGATGTCACTGTCAAGACGGTTGATGTCGTCAGATGAAATAACTGTTTCGCCTGATGCGTTAAAGTTGCACTCAAGCTCCTGTGCAATTTGACGAGGAGACATATTGCGGGTTTCTTTTATAAACCACTCTTCGTCTCGCTCTGGGTGGACGTGCCACGGAAGGTTAACTGGGTGGAAGTCGTTGACTCCGGACTCTGCTTCAACGTAGGTTTTGTGGAACCAGTTACCAACACCGTTTGGTGTGGATAGTGCGATACAGCGACCACCAGTAGATAGCGTAGGATACAAACCTGTCCATAGATCGTCTAGACCATCAACATGGGCGGCCTCATCGATTACGAGGAGGGAAAGTGCTTCAGAACGACCAGCGTCACCTGATGTGGATGATGCCTTGACTTCTGAGCCGTTGGTTAGTACGAAGGATGTACGGTTGTCA